TATGTTGACCCATGGCCACTTCTGTGGATCTGACGTTGCTTGAGCTTTATTAGTATAATGTCCGCATAATGCTTCTTCAAAACTAATCATCTTTAAGTGATTTCTTAACCATCTTAGCATATGCCACCTCTGCAGGTGACCAGTCCTCTTTATTTTTGATTAAACGTTTTATTGCCTTTTTAGTGGATGTAGTACTCATTGTTACAATATTGTTAGTGTTTACTAACAGTATTTATACTCAAACTAATCCCTCTGTCTCCAATCATCTGATCTGTTATCATTCCTAAACCAGTCTGCTATATCATCAGCACCGTTGAAACCCCTTTTATGTTTCCTTGGATCGGAGTCTCCAATATCCAAGTACTTAAGAAAAGTCGAGTCTGGATCCACTGATAGTCTCCTTGCCGACGATAACATACCTCTAGCGGAGGTATTTCTTTTTGCTAATTTTTCTGCCCAAATCATATCTTCTAACTTTACTTCTGAATTGGAGGCGATGTCTTTACATATTGCTTCCAGTCGGAGACGATACTGGGTTGATAACATAAGTTTCTAGGGTTGCTTTTTTTTAAGTTGTTCGTATAGAATTGCTTGCATAAAAGACTTAGGTCCTTTTTCAAGTAATTCATCTTTCCATTTTGATGGAGGATTTTTTAATTTGTTTGTTTTTTTACGGTGTGCCATTAGAGAATTATCGCTCCAATTATGAATCCTTTTATAAAAGCGATCCATACTATTTGGTAGTCGCTGAGGTTAAATTTATTTTGAAACTTCTTAAGAAGTCTCTTATCCCATGCAGCGAATTTGTCCAAGAGGGTTTGGGTTTTGTCTGCTAGTGCCATTACTTTTTAAATACACCTGCCTTTGCAAGCAAATATACTGATAGTGAAGTCCAAAAAACAATTTCAAGTCCAATGTTGTTCATAATAATTAGTCATCATATACTAAACACTCTGGCTCTTCTGGATGTTGGTCACAAAATAACTCAAGTGCATTGGGATCGTGGTGATCTCCTGCTTCGATCTCCTTCTTATGGTGATCGACATAATCTTCTAATTCATGCAATTCACCTTCAATATGGCGACGCATTTGTGGATTAGTAGATGGATTGTCAAGGATGTTTTTATCCTTTTCAATGTGTTGCTCGATTGATTTCATTTTATTATACCTATGATTACTATTATTTATCTTCTCGGATCGAGTCCTTAGTAAGATAAAGAGTGGTAGTCATGCCTTCTTTACGATAAACATGTCTTAAACTTGCAATCAGATACTTACCACTATATACCCGATCTTGCTTTACATCCTTAGAATTTTCAGTCCTAGATGCGGGAATGCTAACTTTTATTTGCTCTCCAACTACTAGAGCAGTATTACCTGGCACTACAATAGTTAACTGTATTGCATTAAGTAAAGCGTATCTAGCAGTAGCATAACTTGAAACTCTTAATGTGTCAACTTCTGTTTTCGTACCACCATTTGGATCAGATCCTATCTTATCTTGATGTGTCCAACTTGGCATGATTCTCATCTTAAACCTAGTAGCAGGTTGGGTTTCTGTATCAAAACCTGTCTGCTGAAATGGTCTACCTGAGTCAATCGTAGTTGCCTGATCAAATATCTTTTCGTAAGTAACTTTATAGTTACCTCTCTTTACTTGAGTAGAATCTTCATCGCCTTTACTTGAAGGTCCTGTGGGTAGATGACTCATACCAACACTACTAATTGATATACCTAACACTGATGTCTTATACAAACCTGATCTTAGTTTCTCTAGATGATTAACTTTATCTGGGAATGTGATAGTTTCAATCTTAAAATATTCTTTCTTATCATCTGTCTCTACACCTGCCTGCATGTAAACATATGTGTCTTGTTTTGAGAGATTATCCGCTTCGCACAACTTATCAATAGATTTAAAATGGAATCCATGCTTATTCTCAAAGAATAAAAATCCTGATTGAGCTTGAGATACTTTACCCTTACCTGCAAGTCTTATTACTTTATCTGCAACATATGTAATAGCATCATATGGTCTCCAGTTAGGAGAGCTGAAACATACTTTACTATGCTTTTCAAAATTCGCTGCTTTTACTTTCTCTCCACCCTTTAATATATCCTTTGCAACATATTGAGGAAAATTCTCTTTATCTTTATGCTTTGCACAAGGACCAAATGCACCAAAAATTCTATTTGCTTCATTCAAAAATGCTTCATGAGATGTTAGATGTAAAATATACATCGCTGCTCTTTCATTCTTAATAAAACTACCAAGTTTAAACACACGAAAAACAACTTCTAGAGGATCATTATCTGAGCTCTCTGATGTGAATTTAATCTTTACAACTTCTTTACCACGAATTGATTTGTATAGGTCAATAGAATCAACTATCGCTACGTCTGCTCTTAGAAACGGACTGTCAATAGACTCATAGTAATCTATAGACGCAACAAGATCACGAATGTCATATACATCATCACCCTTAAGTCTTGCTTTAGGTGACAATGCTTCATTCCACTGCATCTTACCTGTTTCGCCAAAGGCAATGGACGCTTCATTCAGCTCTACAACTTTTGATCTTCTATTTGCCATTACTTAAGTTTGTTAGTGCAGTGCATATCAGGTGTATTGCTGCTAAAGGTATTAAATTTAGAAACAAAGAATGGATCTGCTTCATTCCATTGTGAGAAGTTAGGTGTAATAATAGGGACATCCTCTGGTTGACCACCACCTCCACTAGACTGTGATGCCATACTTGCTACCATCTGATTCTGTTGCTCAACGGCAGATGCCATGGCATCGTTACTTTCAGTTACCATCTTTTGTAACTCAGCATTCTCTTGTATTCTAAATTCATTTATTGTTTCACCAGACTTCTTGACTTCTTTCTCATCAGAAAGATACATCTTTAGTTTGTCTAGATCACCTGACTTTTTATAAGGTGATATCTTTTTCTCATTTTCTCTATTTTTAAATGCATATTCACCTCTCTCATTCATCTGTTGGTCACCACTAAAGTTACCACCCTCTCTACCTCTATCTTTAGCACCCTGTCCTCTTAGATTTTTCCTTTTCTTATTCTTCTCTTCAATCTCAGCTTTTGACTTTAAAGTTGCTGTTGCGTTGGTCTCATTCCAACCCATCTTCATATTAACATAATCAGCGATAGGCATTTGTGCCTGCTTATAGTCACCATCTACATAGAATTTATTTACAGCTCTCCTCTTTCCTTTCTTTAATCCTAAGAAACCTGTCCTATAGTATTCCCAAGGTCCATAAATTTCAACAGCTCTAAAATCACCCGCAGCTGTATCTTCTACACTTCCACCTGCTGCAATCAACTCTTGATATGAATTATATTCACCACCTGCAGCGAAAGGTAAAGCATAACCTTTACTCTTTGCTTCTTTCATTCTCTGACCAGTTAGACCTGCATTTGATTTTGTCTTAGGTGTATTGAATGGGACGATAAATGCTGATCCACCACTTGCTTTCTTAGGATAACCAACCCACTCCAAACCGTGACCAATAAATGATGTAGATTTACCACCATTTAAACTTACAGGATAACCAGATTGAGGACCATTGATCCATCCACCTAATTTACCACCACCTGCAAACCAATTACTAGGATTCATCCATCCACCTTCGCCGTTTCCTCCCTTTAGGAGTCCGACCACCTTTTTCATATATCCTAAGACATTACCTAGTGCACCATTCACTTCATTATCTTCAGATGATAATCCTAAATCTACACTTTCTCCACCTTCTGCCATTTCTGGGACAACTACAACACCACCTTCTGCTTTCGCAGGTACACCATAATTAGCAAGCTTTTCAGCTCGACTCATGTTGAAGTAAGCAACATATTCATCTGTAGAAACTTCTTTATCGTTAATATATCCCTTACCAGAATCCATATCAAATCGACTCGATATAGTTTTCTTAGTGGTAGTCTTTGTAGTTTTTGTTTTTGGTTTCTCTTTTTTCGGAGCTTTCTTCTCTTTATCCGATCCACCTGCAAAGAAACCTAATACAAAAGTCAATGCTTTCATCAATCCAATCAAGGGTGCAAATGCTGCTGAGCCAAAGAATGTGGCAACTTTCTTGATAGTGGGCATTGCTGGCTCAATGAAATCTAAGACCTGAGTGAATGCATTACCAAGTGCCTTAAAGAAGTCTCCTGCTGCCTCCTGTATGGGTGTGAAGACTGCTGCGAATACTTCAGCAACTTGTCCAAAGAATCTTTTGAATGGTGCAATAATAGGCTCCATTGCTTTAGCAATACCTCCACCTGCTGCTCCACCAACAAATGCACCTGCTGCTTGACCTAACATTGCACCTGCAGGTCCACCAATGGCACTACCAATAGCACCACCTACCTGTGATCCTGCTCCTGCTCCAACACCAGTCCCTATTGCTTCTGCCTGATCCATGCCACTCATGCGTGCAGCTGCATATGCTGCACCACCAAATGCTACACCACGACCTAGACGACTACCTAAAACTGCTCCTCCAAATTTCTTAAGTTTGCTTCCCAGTTTACCTGCCTTCATTAGGTTTTTCACCATGCCAAATAGCATGCCTACTACTGCCTTAATACCTTTAAGTGCTGCTATTGGATTGGAAAGTAAAGCAAACCCTGCAAACAAAGGTGCTAATGATAACGCAAACTGCATTACCCCAAAGAAACCTTTCAAACTTAATGGATTCTCTAGAAACTTTATAAGACCATTTGCTGCAGATGTCCCAAGGAAACTAATTACACCAAATGCCCACTTACCTATCGAATACAAACCCTGTGCTAATCGTCTGACTTTTTCTGGATTCTTCAGCAAGAAATCAAATATTGCAAACTTAACTATACCTGTGAATAACCAAGAAGCAATCTTCGAGAATGTCTCAAAGAAACCTCCAAACATTGCCTTAGTTACTGATCCAAGTCTTTCAACAAATTTATTAGATGTTTTCTCTACAGTTGCAGCTTCGTCTCTATTCTCTCTTTGAGTTTCTTTCTTCTTCCTTATTGTTTCTCTATTTCTGTCACGTTTCTCATCCTCATCACGTCTCTTCCTATATCTCTCCTGTATACCTCTCTCTGATATCTGAAAGTCTACAATCTCTTTCATAGTGCCTGCCATCTTATTAGCAACTAATGAAAGAGAGTTTAGTGTGCCACCAAGACTATTGACAGCACTTATATTTGCCTTCAAACCCGATTGTACATCCTTGGTTTCTTTACTCGCACTATTATCCACTCCCTTAAAAGATACCATCTTATAAAGAGTAGGTTTTTTAATAGTGGTCTTAGGTTTATCCATTACTTATGAATAGCTGGATGTAAGGGAGTAAAGATTTGGACAGGGTTTGAAGTGGGGGTAGCACTATTATTTATTGGCACTGGGACAGAGACTGGGACAATGTTACCTGCCATCATTGCACCATTTTCTAAATCTTTTTGTTGTTGTGCACTTGTTTTTATTTTATTGCTATAATCTGTGACATTACTTACTGTTGAAGGAGGTGTAAGAGGACTTTGCATTTTAACACCCTTAAACATATCACCCACTTTCTTAAGTAAGTTTTCTAGATTGTCAAGTAAATTTCCTTTTTCTGCTGTCGGTTGCGTATCATCTTTCATTTCTAACTCTGAATCTGAGTCCTCTTTAGACGGTTTTACTGTAGGCTCAAGGATAGGTTTTGGCATAATAGTAGGTTGGAAACCACTTGGATCTCCAAATGCTTTTTTCAATGCGTCATAGAATTTGGTGCTCTTTGTGCCAAATCCATCTGAAGATACCTTACCTGTCTCTAACCATTTCAATGCAGCATTCCACCCTGTGTTGTGTGCATATCCCAAGATTGCCATCTGATCTAACTTAGGTTGATTAATAAACGCTTTATAAGGAGTTAAGTATGACATATTCGCAGCAGTATATCCTGCAAATAGATTCTCCTGTAGTTGTGGACTCCTTCTGAAAAACAGTCTCGTTGCAAGATTATGACCAGGATCTTCAATACCAAACAACCTTGCACCATCAGACTTTGCCATGGCACCCATTTGATATCTACCATCATAATGATCATTACTGCCACCTTTTGCAGTGTAATTATTACCAGACTCAATGGCACCTATTGTATTTCTATAGGTATCCCATACGCCTGGATCTATACCTAACTTTGCTTTTACAAAGTCATATGGGACTTTTACATTACCACCTTCAGCTTTCTCTTCTGGTTTATCTCCTGATTCTAGTTTTGCTACTGCTTTTTTAAGGACAGCTATCATACCTGTTGCAAAGAAAGCTAATGACTTTCTAATAGCAAATCTAAATATTCCACCTACAGCAAATTCTTCTGGTTTTGCTACATTTGGTTTCTGTATTACGACCTTAGGTGCTACTAAGTTTTCATCTGCATTTCCTGTAATAACCTCAGCATTGAAAAACTTTCCAACATATTTTCCACCCTTAGCAAACTGCTCAAAATCTGGTTTTTTCTCTGATCCTTTTGCATTTGCTACCTGATCTAGATCTATGCCTTCGCCAGGATCCCTACGTCTTATGACATCCCATGCAAATCCTATAGGATTTATAGTGAATGCAACAATATTCTTAATTAGATTGAATGTAAATGATAGTGTCTTAAATATTAATTTAATACCTGTGCCCAATACGAGACCCACAAACTTCATGATAGGAGTAAATGCCTTCAAGACAGTGCTAATAATATTACCCAATGCACTGAAGAATGTGCCAAGTAACTCTTTCATTGGCTCAATCACTGGCATAAGTGGTGCTAAGAATAACTCCTTCATCATGCCAAATGCTCGTGCCATAGGCTCAAAGATAGGTTGGACAATAGGTCCTATCTTACTACCAATGAATCCACCTAAGAAATCACCAATAGCAGCACCTATCATAGGACCAAAAGGACCTAAGAATGGTAACAATGCTCCACCTGCTGCTGCTCCTGCTATACCACCAACTGCCTTTCCTACACCTGCTCCTACTGCTGTGCCTGCTGCTTCTCCTTCTTGATCTCCTGCTAATGCTCTTGATATTCCACCTATTGCAGATGTAGCACCTGCTAACATCGTAGCACCACCGCCAGGTATCCTTCCTTTAATTCCTTTGAATGCGTTACCCATACGTCTGGTAGCACCCATTCTCATACCACCAATCTTTGTGGTTGGTCTAACTCTATTCTCAAATGATTTTATACCGCCAGGTTGTTTCCTAGCAGACTTACGCATCGTATTATACTCTTGTTTTGTATAGAAACGACCAGTCTGTTTATCATAATATCCACTTTTTACTCTCTGTGATGCTTGATTAGCACCATCTTCAGCTGTCTTAGCATCTTGGAAAATACTTGTTAACGCACGTACATCACCAAACAACTTCCATGGCATAAGAATGTATTGAGCACTTTTAAGAGCTGCAAGACCAACTAGGAATTGCAAACCACCTGTAAAGAATCTGAATACTCTCTGTATCTTATTTTCACCAGGCACGCCAGTCCCAAACATGTTAACCATGCCATTAAAGACCTTACCTATACCAAAACTAGCAATCTTATATGTAAACTTTACTAGTGATGCAACTACTCTGAATACAGTTTTGATTGCCTCTCCATTCTTCGCCATCCATGAGTAACCACCAAATATGGCAAATGCCCCAAATAGACTACCAAAGAAACCTGCAATCCTTGCAAGCATCTTCTGGAAAGGAGCTAATATTTCTTTACCTCTTTTCTCTTGTATCTTTTTCTTTTCCTCAGCAAGTTTCTTTGCTAGTTTTGCAGAGTCTTCACGTTTCTGTTTAAACTTTGCTCTTCTTTCTTGCACTAAGTATCGAGCTGCGAGAAACTTCTTTTCTTTATCTTTCGCTATTTCGTATGCCTTATCTCTTTCTTTCGTTTCAATTATAAAACTCTTTTGAAAGTCAATTAATTGAAAGGTTGACTCAAATGATTTACCAATACTAGTGGTCGTCCGTCCGAGTCTGTTCACACTCATTCTAAGCCCATTCATGTTGCGACCTACAGAGGTCGTGGACTTAAACGCTTTAACTTTTACGAATGACCTAATTGCACTCATTAAAGATTTACTCGATTTCTGTTATTCTCTGCTGCACGTCGTCTTTCTTCCTCTTGAAGATAACCTAGTAACAAATTAACGTAAACATCTCTTTCCCATGGGATCATATTCTCTAACTCGGTCAAAGAATACTTATGATGTTGCATTAACGCAAAATTCGTCTTATAAAGATTCTCTAGAGAATCGTGCAACAGGGCTATGCGAAAAAAGCTGCTAATCCCTCAAATGTTATATCATTATCTTTTTTGGTTTTAGGGTTTCGCACAGTCATAGTGTATGTAAGTTTTGGAATAGTCTCGAAGAATGTCTGGATTTTAGCGAATTGATCTGAATTTAGACTCTCGAGAAAATCAACTGCTTCCTTCTTAGTGAAACTATCATAAACTTCATCACCATCAAAAGCTTGGGCAATACAACCCGCTGCTAATTGAAAAACATCATCAATAGTCTGATCTCCTTCAGTCATGTTTTGCTGAACAAAGATGTCAAGTGAAGGATACTTCATAAGGACACCTACATCATCAGTAAACATAATCTTAGGATCATGCTCTTCAGGTACTTCAAGCTCGACTTGATCAAGTGGGACTTTTACATCTACTTGTGTTTTTTCATCGTCTGGGCAGGTTACCTTGAATTCACTGACCTCGCCGACCGCCTTTGAGCGGATCTTGAGGAAAACATACTCAATTTCAAAAGTCGCAAGTTTTTCAACGTCCTTCTCTGAAAGTGATGTACAGTTTTTGATAATTGTCTTGACTGCTTTAACCATCTCCTTCTCATTCTTCGATTCCATTGCGAGGTAGAGGAGTTTCTCTTCCTTAACAAGGAATGGGCGGTAAGATAATTTCTTACCTGTAAGAGGGATCGTAAGGTCATGCTCAGGTAATGCAAGTTTGGGTAAAGGCATAATATACTCAAATTGTAACTATATTTAGAGACCAATCCCGACAAAATTCTCGAGGCTGGAGTCTATGCTAAGAGAAGATAGCACTTCATTGTTATCCATTGGGATAGTGATATCTTTAAGTGACCCCTTAAACATCTTAGCATTGTTAGGGGTGTCCATACGGTATCTTTCGTAATAGAAAGAAACATCTAACTTAATTAGATCAGTAGGTCCATTATTTAGCGTGATTGCAGACATGTCAAATGGGAATGCCCCATACATTGTCCAACATGATGATACACCATTAAAACGTCTTGTAACTTCTTTCTCAGGTGTAATTCCTTGTTTTCCCATGTAATTAGATGCTAATTCCCACTTAATCAACCGCATTGTAGTCGTATATTGATCATACATACCAACTCTATTCTCTGAGTCAGATGCTGTGAAATTCATCCATCTTTCAAAGTATTCTCTATGATACATGTCTTTAGGTAGTAAGAATGACACTTGCATCTCACTAAATGATGTATCTGTGGCAAATCTTCTCATTGCACCTACGTCTCTTACTGTGCCAACAGTAATTCGTCTGCCAGGTATAGACACTGTATCAGCAAAGTAATTCATCATATCAGCGTGCTCACGATATCTACTCATGACACCTGCTTGATTATCTACTAGACCAAGTGCTTCATCTAAGAATTGCGTGCCTGTAGATGTCTTTTGATGGAATAGACCACCAATAGATGACATCACTGGAGGAGGGTTCACTACAACTTGAAAGAGATTGGATCTCGCAGGTGTCTTATTACCTGAGTTGATCTGATCTCTAAATCTATTAAACGAGTTGGGCTCTCTATAACTCATACTTTGCTCCAGATAAAGCTACTAGGGACTTCCACTTTCACTCCTGCTCTTGTAAACAGAAACTGCTCTAAGGGTAGTGGCACATAATCTGTAAAATATTCGGGTGGCACTAAGTATATATTCGATGCTGCCGACATAAAGTATTTATGATGGCACTTAGCAGGATACGTCGTACCTCCCGATGCAAATGATTTTCCTACTGCCTGTCGTATAGATGGGCGTAGATAATGGATATTACCACCGTTAAACTGCTGTAGAAAACTATCAATCTCTCTCACATAGGTCAGGGGATGCATGTCATACCAGTCTAAATTGGGTGACTGTGCTACATAGTCATAGAATATGATATCACCTGCTTGTAAAGGACGCCCTATAGGCTCTAGTTCATACCTAACCTGTGAGCGATACCAATCCTTTGATTTACTCGCCCCTTTTGCTAGATCTCTAATATCCTTGAAACTCATACTTTTAGGTGTTTTTCAGTTAATATCATAAATTCCATATTCCTGTCTTTACAGTATTCAACTGCTGCTTTCCATTTTGCTTGGTTGATACCGAAAGTTTTCACTTCAGTGATGTAATTCTTTGTTTGCCTTTTAGGTCTCTTGGGCACTTTACATTGTTTTTCTGGTTTGACTTCGACGATATATTTCTTAATACGCTCGTCTTTAGTCCTCGCTTTTACATAAAAATCAGGGAAATATCGGTGCACACGACGATCTACAGGTGAAATATAGGGTATAACTATCTCTTCACTACCCCATTGGAGCACATTTTCATTCTTATCGCACCAGACCATAAACTTTCTTTCCCACAAACTCCTATAAATAATATTTGTAGGATCTCCTTTATATTTTTTCGGATGTGATGGTCTGTACCTACCCGAGTAACTCATGTCAAATAATAGACTACTAGTATTTCCAAGATCAAAACCATACGGTGCAAGTCGCTCTGAGACTAGGGGCGATGTATCGCATTTTGACGCATATCCAACTCAGGTGGTTGATTACCTTAAATTAGATATATTCGATAGTCAGAGTGGTAACCCCTACAATAATGTAGGAGGAGAGTCAACTGCAACTGTAGGATCCTCAATTTATTTATACCTCCCACCCAAGATATCTGAGCAATTTAGTGCTAACTACACAAATCACAAAATGGGTCAGACAGGTAATGCTGCATTAGGCATTGCTCAACCTGGAGGTATGGGTGAAGGATTTAGTGACAAAGTAAAAGCTGCTGCAACAGGTGCTAAAGCACAATTAGGATTCAAAATGGGATCCCAAGCAATAAATGCAGTGGTTGGTGCAACAGGAGGACAATCAAGTCTTTCTGCTAACAGTCTTTCTGCTCTAACTCAAAAAAGAGTCTTTAACCCCTACGAAGAGACTACTTTTGAGGGTATGAATTACAGGAAACATAATTTTAACTTCAAATTAGTGCCTAAGAGTGCAAAAGACGTAGAAATGATATCTACTATCATTAAGACACTTCGTGTCTCTATGTTACCTGGCTCAAGTAAAAAGATGTGGTTAACTATACCTGATTACTTCAAAATCAGTGTAATTAGATATAGTGACGATGGCACAACTGAAAAGATTACTGCACCTGGCTCAAAAGGCGGTGTATTGCAAGATTTATATAGATTCCCAACTAAACTTGTCTTAACAGACATGAATATTGATTATGCACCTGATGGCAACTATGCCTCCCTTAAATCATTCTTTGGTAAAACGGATAACTATAGTGACTATGATTATGGTCCTGTAAGTTACAATCTATCACTTTCCTTCAGTGAAACAGCACTTATGGTTAAAAACTTCTACGATCCCGAATATCAGTATAGTGAAGATGGTGAATGGAATTGGGATGATTGGAATGGTGATGAAAGCGAAACTACAACAAGCTAATGTCAAATTATTTCTCATATCTACCTAATATTAATATAAGACAAACTGGTTATCGTCAAGATAGCGGGTCTCCTTATGTTAATGCAAAGAATATATTCAGAAGAGTTAAGATCCGTGATGAGCTAGAAGACATCATTTTGGGTTTTGAGAAGTATTATATTCAGAATGCTGAAAGACCAGATCAACTCGCTCAGAAGTTTTATAACGATACCAAATATGACTGGGTTATTTTACTATGCAACGAAATAACCAATCTATACAACGATTGGCCAATGAATGAGCATGAATTGACTCAGTATATAATGAGAAAATACAATTTTAGTAATCCTAGTGATATTGGTCAAACTAGACATTGGATAACACAAGAAGTAAAAAGAAACGGTAGAGTGCACTTACCTGCAGATCTAGAAGTCCCCGAAAACTTTGAATATTCGTTTCCAGACGGTGTAGTAGTCCCCAAGGCAGATCTCGTAAATCCTGTTTCTTACTACCAACACGAATTAAAGGAAAATGAGCGAAAACGTCTTATTTACATTTTACGTCAAGAATACCTAGATGACTTTGTAGAGGAATTCTTCAGTTTAGTCTCATATCTACCAAATGACGAATTAGACATAGATGGGTTAGGAAGGTCAACGAAGAAAACTTATCGCACAGTCGAAGAAATCTTCAAACCGACCAAAAAGGAATATTCGACCGAAATCGGAAAAACACCATCTCTCACATTCTTGGCACAACAGCAACTTACCTCAAGAGTGTATACACCTGCAACTGGGTCTACAGAGAATGGCACAAACGTTGCAGCAACATTATCACCTTATGATTCAAGTGGAGCATTCACAGACACAAGCACAGACACAAGCACGGATAGTAGCACTAGTGACAGCAGTAGCTCTTCTTCTTCATCTAGCAGTAGCAGCAGTAGTAGCTCTGGTAGCAGTAGTAGTGGAAGTAGCGGATCTGGTTATGGAGGGGGTTACTAGGTATTTTTACTTATCGCGACCCTACAGACAAAAAAATACCCCGAATTTTTTTTCGGGGTCTCGGTGAACGGGAAGTCAATTTCGGTTTAGGTAACCATGCTCTTGTAGAAAGTGCAGTGCTTCCTTTAATGATCCAAGGTGCACACCTTCCAATGTTATCTGTGGATAGGATGCATCACCACCGAATTCCATTT